TACTCTTTAAAATAATTTTCTATAATTCTTTTCTGCATATATTTATTTAATCTTCTCTTGTCTAGCATTGTCCTTCTTATACATTCCTCTTGGTCTGTATCTATATGGACAAGCTCTGCTCTTAACCTTCGTGCTAAGTAATCTCTTTCTCTTTTGTTAGGTAGACAAGCAACAACCCACGCCTTATTTATATTACCTATCCTTTTCTCTAGCGAATCATATAATGTATCTCGCATTGCATAGACATAAGGTTTAAGTCCTTCACTTCCCTGGTACATATCTTTAAAGCTTATTGCTTCTAGTAATTTATCCAGGTCAATTACTAAGTCCCCATCTTCCATATGATCTATAACATAGCTTGTCTTTCCTGCACCTGGTGAACCGTACACAATAGTTACATCCTTGCTCTGAACTAAGTTTCCATATTCATCAAACATAACTCCTGCTGCAGTTACCTTGGCTTTCTTCTTATTGTTATTATTCTTGGCATCTAAGAAGTGACCTTCTTCTCTATCATGGCAATGCTTACAAAGTAATTCCAGGTTATCAAAGTTAAGTGTTATGTTAGGATCATTGATGTTCTGTTCTGTAAGTAGTATCTTATGGTGAACTATATTACCAGGTTCTCCGCACTTCTCACATATTCTAAGCTTAGAACGCCTATAAGCTTCGCTACAATCTAACCATGCCTGTGTATGATAAAAGCTTTTAGCAAAATCCTTAGCCATGATTTACCTATCCTTCAATACATCTGCTATATAATGCCTTGTTTTTTGTATTGCTTCTAATCCTGGATTTACTAATAATTCATTAAAGCACCTAAATAGTTCATCCATCTGGTCATTATCTATAAAACTATTATTAATTACTATTCCTTGCATCTCACTTAACTTTGTATTAAATTCCTCATGTTTCTTTGTAGTTTGGTCAATTAATTCAGTAATTCTTTTAGCGTTATATTTTTTTATTAATATTTCTTTTGCTTCTCTATCTAATGTAAATCCTTTATTGGTCCAAGGATCAATTACCATTAGTTTTTTCTCACCACTTAAAAATTCACCAATCCACTCTAATTCATCATTGGAATATTTCTTATCAAATTTTCCGCTCATTTTACACCTCATTTTTTATTGTTTTCAATACGAATTTTATTGTTTTTAAGCCTTTTATAATTCGTAAAGCGACCTAAATAATACCGTATAATACATAATATCCGTCATTTTATTTTTAAAATCTCTTCTTATATATGCATCATTTTTTAAACCATTAATACCGTTACACCTCATATACAGGTATTCATAGTCAAAAAATATATTTTAGTAAAGAACTAAATCATTTAATCCCTTACTATATTCCTCTATTGCATCCCTATCTAATCCTAAATATCTTTCAGTAATTAGAGTTGTTGAATGTCCTAAAGCTTGTCTTACTAACTCTATATTTTTATCACTATCAATATAGAGTTTATAAGCATAAATCTTCCTTGGTGTATGAGCTGCTATATTGTCCAACTTAAAATACTTCCCTGCAGCTCTTAAAATTTTCCCATAACTATCAACTGTAATATGACCACCCTTCTGACTTGGAAATGCATAGTCATATCCTGGTTTTCCTCTGATGTAATCTTTTAAAATCTTAGCAACATACGGTTGTAATACTGTAACCCTTGGTTTAGGATTACTTTTTAAACCTCTAGTCCTATGATTTTTTTCTCTCTTCTTTTCCAGGATGCAAAATTCTTTATCTTTTAGTGCTTTTTCAATATCTCTTATTTTTAAATCTACTAGATCTTGTGATCTGTACCCTGTTGTAATTCCAATAATGAAAAGTATATAATCCCTCTCATTATGAAACTTTAAATATTCTTGCATATCCTGGATTGTTCTCTTGTCTTTAATGGGCTTAGATGCTTTTTTCATTACATACTTTTCACCTCTTTTCCAACAAAAAAAGCACCTAGCTTTTACCTGCTAAGTGCTTTTTAATCACATTTATTTTATGTTATCATATTATTCCTTTTTTATCCCTGTTTCAACCCTCTATTTTCCCTCTTAAATCCCTAAAGCTTCATAACCCCATAATAAAACGCTTAATTCATTGAGTACATTATCGCTCCATTTCTTAGGCGAGTTCTTGCCGCAGTTCAATTCTTTCATTATCTGCTCGTTATTCTTTTCCTCTAAGAAGAACTTTTTAAATGCTAAAAATTCATGGTGTAAACACTTCTGTTTAAAGCTATTTTCAACTATTTCTAAGGCATTATCTATATACCCAACCATCTTTATACTTTTAACTTTACTCTTGGCAACGCTTAATATCCATACGTCCCCTGCTTCCAGGTCGTGCATTTCTAACTCAATGTCTATATCTTCTTTCATATCCTCTATGTGACTTTTTAATACATTATACTTTTTCATAAGTAAGTATGTATTGTGATAAATCTTCTTTTTTCTCGCTTCTTCCTTCTCTTTTTCATACTCCCTAATTACCATCTTTACTGCTGCAGGTATATTTGTTTCTATAATTTTATCCATTTTCATTCCCCCTAATCCATAATCTTGGTTTTACTACTAAAGCATCTATAAAATCATTATCTTTGGTCCTTACTTTTTCTAATTTTGAAATGTGATATATTTCTACAACTTCATAATTACCGTAATGATCTAAAGCGTAATCTTTTGTGAAGTCGCCTTCATTGCTGTACTCTTCATCTTTATAATAAACTGATAAGTTTAAAATTTCGTAATCACAAACTTTTATATATTCTGATAGTTTCATAGGCTTAATTCCCTCGTTTTTAAATCAAAGTATTATTTATAATCCAACATCATTAAGTGAATAACTCCACAATGATGTTTTTATCAATTCTCTAAATTTTTCACATTCTATTATTTCATTTTCCCACCAGGGACCACATAATAAAAATATTGTCCTCTTAGGATCTACTTTATCCAGGTTACTTTTATCACTAAATTTTATCTTATGTTTATTAATTTTCAATCTTCCTTTGATACATTTTAAATATAGCTTTTCAGTTTCTTCATTCTTTGAAACTATTATTATATTTAAAATTCCCTGACCCTCTATCCTATTTTTTATCTTTTGTGCATATGGTACCATTGGACTTCTCATAAATCACCTGGTTAAATCCCTCCCTTAGTAGATGAACCAAAACCGCCATTTCTTACCTCTCCATTATCGGTACTATCTCCATCTGCTAATAAATACTTTTTAAATATTACCTGGCATATTCCAACGCCCTTCTCTATTACTATTTTCTTGTCCCCTTCATTTCTTATTTTTACATAGAAATGTCCTTCATTATCGCTAAATCTATAATCTGCATCAATTACGCCCTCTGTATTTGCTAGTCTTAAATAATACTTAAAACCTTGTCCACTCCTTGGTAATGCTGCTAAATATTCAGTAGGTCGCATATATACTCTTAACCCTGTTGGTATCTTAATATCTTGACCTGGTTCAAGTTCTATTTTTATAGGTGTAAATATGTCATATCCTGCACTCCACCTTGTTGCTCTCTTAGGCATTTTTATATCTTCATAATTAACGCTCATTCCCCAAAAATCTTTCATAAATTGCTTTTCTGATATTTTTTCAAACCCTCTAATTCTTACATTATCCATAACATTTCTCCATTCTTTATTATTATAAATTTCTTTCTTTGGTGCGGTCCTTTTCCTGGTTGCTCCATATATAAACATCCAAATGAAATTAGTTAATATAACATAAAAAATAATTATTATAAAAACTTTCACCTTGTCACCTTCCTAATTTTTTTAATTTTTCATGAAGTATTTTTCTATTCTTAACTCTTTTTAAATATTTGTAATACGGATTTGCTTTGTATAAAGCTTTTAACATTTTTGTTTTTCCGTAACCTCTTGCTTGAATTATAAATATAAATTTATAGAATTTCTTTATCTCTTTCTCGCTATAACCTCTGTTTTTAAGTATCTTTCTTAACTCATATGTTGTTATACTTGCCATATGGTCCTCCTGTAATAAATATATAGGGGGAAAATTTCCCCCTTGGTAAACTTACAAGATCCTTCGTTAAAATTGCACCTGTTATGGTACTGCTTTGTAATCCCTTTTACGTTAGTCCGTAAGTTTTTAACTGTTTAATTAGCTGACTTTCTCAACCATTTCATATACCTTTATGGCTTCATCTTTACACTTTGTTAAATACTCTATTTGTTTTTTATATACATCTTCAAGATGTTCCCTTGAATCGAATTTAACATCATCAATGGTTAGTTTAGTACCTTCAACCTCATATACTCCAAACTCACCAATAAGCTCCATTTTTACCACTTTAATTTTGCTTTCTTCCTTAGCTTCTGGTTGTTTCTCCTTAATCTCTTTATCCACTTTATTCACTTCCTCAACTTCAACTTTTTTCTCTTTTAATTCCTCTGCAGCTTCTTTTATTGCACTAGGGTTAAAATCATCCTCCCCATAAATAGCTTTATATAATTTTACTGCTTCTGGATCTTCCTCTATCTCTGCCTTTAATATTTTATTTTCTTCTATTAATTCCTTAGCTTTTTTATATGCATTAGTTATCATAGACTTTGATAACTTTGGAAACTCCATAACTAATGTTTCAACTGACTTCTTTTGATTTACTTTATTATTTATAAGCTCTGCGGCTCTCTCCTGTACTAATTCAACGTATTTATCTGCTTCTTTCATCCAATCTCCATTCCCTTCTTTTTTTAATACTTCAACCTTTTTGTTATCTTCATCTATCAGCTCCCAGGTGTATTTAAAAATATCATTTATTGCATCTAGTGAATAATTAGTTTTTAATATCATAGATGCGGTCATATTTCTATCTAACGCCTTGGTTATAACTTCAAGTTGTTTGTTAAATCTATTTTCAATTTCTAAACTTCTCTTATTTACTTCACTTTCTACAAAGCTTATTACTGCCATGTACTCATGTATTTGTAGATTTTTTATTATTTTTTCAAAGTTCCGAGTAGGATCTACAAGGTTATTATTATTTATTTTCTTTTTCTTACTTCCTCTACTCCCCACAATGCACCTCCTAGTTAAAAGCTCCTATTACCCCTTCTCTTTTCCAGGTCCCTTATTGTCATTTCTGCTAGTTCTTTTGGTGTTAATTTTAACGGTTCCATAATATATGCTCCTAACAAACGAGTTTTACATTATCTCTATAAAATGCGGTGTGCTTATTATCGAATACAACATTTAAGGTACAATTACCTGGACCATATATATGAACCACTTTCCCTATATGCTCCTTACCTCCATACTCAACTTTAACTGTGTCCCCAACTTCAACTAATCTATCTTTTAAGACTTCATTTTCATTGAATATTGCTGCACCTTTAAAGTTCAATATCCAACCTTTAGGATTTATAGATATGGTTTCATCTTCTGTTATTGCAATATAGTTTTTATCTCCATAACGCTTAACTACTTGCTTTACGTTATATTGACTTTTTACTCTTTCTAATACCTTCTTTTGTATTTCATTTACTGATTCATCATGTTTTGAATAAAGTATTTTATCTATTGGTAATATTGGTGTATGTGTTTCAGTTTTAAAGTCTATTTCCCCTTTACCTGTAAAATGTATGCTGCCATTATCCTGGTAAACTATAAATCTACCTCCACAAGTTCTAATTATCTTTAATGCTGCATCCATATACTTATTTAATATTTCTTCCTCAACTGTTCCACCAGGAGGTAATTTTGTGAACGATTGGTCCATTTTTGTTATTTTTTTATCCAAAACTGTTACTTTTTCATCCAATTTCGTGAACGAAAACTCTTTTTTAGGTATTTCTATCTCCCATAATGATAATTGCCCTTCTACTTGTACCTTTTTCACACCTACTCAAACCCCTTTAATAATTACCAAATAAATTAACTAATCTCTTTAAATTCTTTTCTCTTATTCTTCCGCTCTTAGTTCTCTTTGCTATAATTTGAAGTTTTATTTTTAATTTTTCTTTAGGATCATTGACCTTCTTCTTTATTGTTCTTGTTATATGCCCTGTTTTATCTTCATTTCTTGCAAGGTCAACTCCTACATGGTAGTTATCCATTATTACTGTATCAATATTTAATCCTTTTAATGGTTCCCTTTCTGTACCATTAACCCTATTGTCAATTAATGTTTTTGTTTCTGATTCACTCTTTCCAAAATACTTCATTAAATTTCTTTTTATCTTATTAAACATTATTTAGCTCCCTTCATCATTGCTCTTTGCTGCCTTATTATTTCCTGGTGTAATTCTTTATCAGCTTCAATTACTTTGTCATAATCTAAGCCATGTTTATCTATTGTATTGTGTAATTTACTTCTTAACTTCTCCATTACCTACACCTCTAAATACTTATTTGATTTCTTAGTACTAACTTTAATTTTTTATAGGTACTTTTATTAAATTGAATTTCTTACCTTTTTCAGCTTCCATCCAGGCATACTCTTTATTTTCTGATATAGCAGTAATTATGTATCTCTTCCTGGAATACTTCTCATTTACTTTTACTGTGTCACCTATTAGAAATTCTTTTTTAACCATTTCTTTACTCTTCCTTTTGCTCCTGGATATAAAACATTACTTGCCTTATCTATTGCTGCAGCTAATGGCTCCCCATTAAAATAAAGCTTGTCTACTTCATCCATAAATGCTTTAGTATAGTCCGCTCGGGTAAATTTCTTTGACATCTTCTTCACTTCCCAACTCTTTGGTAGCTCTTTGCAGCTGCAAACAATAATAACCGTAATTAAACTTCTGACCGTAGCCAGTTGACACTTGCATTGAAGATGCATGGTCAACTAACTTCCTGCAGTTTTTAAGAAACTCCTTAGTTTCATTACTTAACTTCTGCATTTTTTGCTAAGGATTCCTTTATAGATTTTAAATACTCTAAATATTCCTTTTCACTATTTAATACTTTGTCCATTTTTAACTACCTCCCACGCTTTTTCTATTTCTTCTGTTGAAATTCCATAAATCTCTGCTAACTTATCCTTATATGCATCAATGTTCTTTACTTGTCCATTTTCAATACGTATAAGTTGCCTTTTTGAAATTCCTAAATTCTCTGCTACTTTGTAAGCTTTCAATCCTATCTGTAATCTAATATCTTTTAGTGAAATTTTTCTCACCTCCTTATTAATATTATGTCACATTTCGGTGTAATAATATAGGTTGTTATATGCGTATTTCGTAAGATTAACTCTTATATACTCTATAATACTCTATTTTTCTCACTCTGTCACATTTTGGTGTAAAATTCACTTTTTTTTACCACTTTTTTCATGTTTTACCCTGTAATCCCCTTGTAAAGTCACTAAAAAGCGACTATAATATATTTATAGAGTTATTTTAAGGAGTGACAAATATGTGTAATGATAATAAAAACGGTGAAAAGTATGAGGGTTTTATCTCTCGATTAATAGAATTAAGAGAATCTAAGGGATTCAGCACTAAAACTGAATTTGCCGAATGGCTTGGAGTTCCTAGAAATAGTTATTCTATGATAGAAACAGGATATAGACCTCCAAATAAGAAGTTTATTGAACAACTATTTTTAAAAACAGGTAGACCAGAAGAATATTGGTTATATGGTGTTAATAGTGAATCTGAATTTGCTGAAACTAGAGAAGAATTTAAGATGTTAAGGAAGGCTATTGATGATATTATTGATTTAAAATTAATGGATCTTGAGGGAAACTATACGTCTATAACTAATGAGAAGGTTGGTAAATCGCTTATAGATACTGCATTAAAAGCTGACCTATATCACATATTATTAAAGAAAAAGAAAAAGCAAGGAAATTAATTCACTTGCTTTTTTCTTATTATTTTTTTTTCTTCTTCAACCCTTTTTTCAACTTTTTATGTTTCCCTTCTTTTAACTTGCTTATTACTTGTAAATATAATAATTCATTCGCTATAATTTTTTCCATGTCCCCATCACCTCAAAGCTATATCTGTTTTACATAGATATAGTAACATATCTAAATATAAGTGATACTTATATTTCCGACAGTTTTCGCACTACTAAAATTAATTGGTATTAATCTACTATTTATTAGTATTTATCAATATGATATGCTATACTGTGGTGACTTTTATGTCGAATTTAATCAGATTATATCGAAAAGAAAGAAAGTTAACCCAAAAACAATTAGCAATAAAGTGCGGCGTAAAACAAAGTTACATTTCACAGTTAGAGCGTAACATCCTCATACCTTCAATACCTATGATTTTTTCTTTATCTAAAGTATTTAAGGTTTGTCCTTCTAAATTGCTCCATGAATTTCTTTGCCCCAACTGTCCCTATTCTTCTAGTTGTGACCAGGATTGTTTTAAGGAACCCTCTTTAAAAATAAAATAAAATTTGCTATATCCAGAGGGGTTATATTTTACCCCCTCTGTTATCTTCTAATTCTATTTTCCTAAATTAAGGTTACTTTTTTAATTTTTAGTGTTCCTATTTTCTTTATTACTTTATGTTTATCTATCTTGTTTTATCTATTAATTATTAAGTAATTTTAGTATCTAAATTCTAATATTTTTTATATTTAATTTTAAGTAAATACTTGCAATTTAAGTGCCGAAGGCTTATCATCGAGGAATCGTGGACACGTCCGAGGGACGCAGTAACCCTAAAAAATCGGGTTACAAGCTATCATCGAGTATAACGAATTGTACCCTCAGTTAGCACTCTCCTTGCAATTAAAAAGACTTTAACAAGTTGCATCTAGCCCACAACCTGCACCATAAGGCTTGTCTTAGTTCCGTACTTCCGTACCTAGCGAATCCACCCACTATACTTTTGTTTATCCCTCCTGGGGACGTTGGGAGTATCGTATCTTACCCAACTGACGACATCAAAGAATATGGAGAGTAATCCTTTAATGCCGAGCGATTTTTGTATCGGTCGCTGCTCCATAGATTATTTATACTGTTTTTCTATGTTCCAGTTCTGTTAAGTATTCAATTTTAAGTTTTATAACATATTTTGTAAAATTAAACGTAAAAAAAGCCATTTTTGTATGATAATGCATACAAAAATGACTTGAAAAATCTATAACACTTTGATATAATTCTATTATATTTTAAAGAATTATATTAAAAGGTTCTCTAACAAGCTTCTTGGTAGTGCATTTACCATAGAGTTTCGGCTTATCAATCTGTCGCCAAACAGATTAATAAGAGTTGGGAACTTTTTTTTATATTCAATTTATGTTTCTATTATACACTTGTCACCATTTCGTGTAAAGTGTTTTTTTTATTTATTTTAAAGAAAAATATGTTAACACTATTTTACATCAATTATCCACAGATAACAATATTTTTATTTTATATTTAATGATATTTATATAAGTTTTTTTCTCATTCTGTGGATAAATATAATATTTTGCCTAAATTAAAAGGAGTAGCAAGTCTACTCCTTTTCTTCTGGTGTCACTATACTTCCACACACATCACAAACACACTCTGTAGGTGTAAATCCTTTTGGCATTGTAAATGTTCCTTTTGTTCCACATTCTTCACATCTTACTATATATTTTTTATTTTTTACTTTGTTTTCTGTAGGATCTTTCCCTTTCTTTGCCCCTTTACTTGCTGCATCTAATCTGCTTATTGAGTTAAATTTTATAGCGTTAAAATGTTCCTCTATGTTTTTAATATATTGATTAACAGGATTAGGCTTCACCAAATAACCTATTTTATCATGTTTACCTGCTTCTAACATTCCAAACTTTAATGCTGAATCTAAGAATTTTTTATTATGGTATCTATTTTGCCTGGATACATCTTTTATACCATTTTCAAAGTTATATAAATGAATCATTTCATGTATTAATGTTCCTATTATCTCTATATTCTCCCTCTTTGTATGTTCTGTAGATATTGAAATTTCATGTCTTTCAAAATTATCCTCTTCTCTCCCTGTCCATACCTTAGCAGGTGTAAACCAACCATAAGCAGGATTTTTCCCTTTAGTTTGTAATACTATTACCACCTTTGGAAGTTTATTTCCGAATAGATTTTTATTGAAATAATCAAATGCCTTATATAATTCTGATAATTGTTGCTTTGTATCCATTAATTTCACCTCTTACATTTTTGACACTTAAATGTCAACTTATGTTTATATGATATATTTTTGACACTTAAATGTCAAAATAAATTTTAAAGAAAAGGCAGCCTTTTAAGCTGCAGTTTATTTAATACCATTCTTCACCATCTTTTATTACATGAAGCCACTCATTCGACTTCCAATGACTATATTCAAACCTCAAATAATTATATTCATATACTTTCACTATAGGTAATTTAGCATACTCTTTATTTTTATATTGATGTAATATTTTCTTTTTACCTTCCTGGTCTATTAATTTTATTACCCTTTTGACTGTTACAATGTAATTTTCATCTTCTGGCTCGTCTGGATCATTGGCATTATATTCTTTATCTTCAACAAAGTATATTCCCTTTGGTTTTATTGCTGCTCTGTTTTCTAATCCAAATGCATTAAATATATTAACTATAAACTTTTGAAAAATTTCTTTATTCTCCTGGCTTAAAGTTTCATATCCTGGTAAACTCAAACAATCATGTCCATGACATTTTAATATATCCTCTATTGAATTAAGTTTAAAATCAGTTAACCCATTTGCTATATAAATATTTTCTATTTGCCTTCTTTCCATAAATCCTCCTTTATCCAGGCAACTATTGTTACATGGATATATTATTAATATCTTTTAATTTTATCTCTTATATCTTGAACAAAATTCCCCATATCTCCTGCTCCTGCATTGTGTAAATGCCATTGAATTTTACTAAGTAGTTTGTTAATCATTTTTAACATTTCTCTATTCCTCCTTAATCTTCTTCAATGTCTATATCATCTAAATTATCCTCTAGGTCTGCAGCTTCTTCCGTTGGTTCTTCTATTTTTATTTCTCCTGGAATATTGCTTAATGCCTTTGCTACTTCCTGCTTTACCAGGTCCTCAATATTAATGCTGCTTATTTTATTATTTTCAGTTTTATCCTTATTTGCTTCAAAAAACCTTATTGCTTCACATATATAATCAGTTAATATAAACCCTTTGACCTTTTTCTTTTCTGCTAATAGCTCCTTAACATCTTCATTCTTTTTTGCAAATGTTAGGGTATGCCCTCCACCTTGTTTTACGCTTGGCATTATATCACCTTACCTTATTTACCGTATTTCTTAAATGCTACCTTATAAAGTCCCTCTACTGTGCTTAATTGAGAATTTACAGGTATATAAGAATGGTTTAATTTATTTGTTATATTCTCTTTTATATGTTGTGAAGTTCCACCAACGAATACTACTCTATCTAATTCATCTATATTAAACTTATGAGCTTTAATATTTTTCAATACTTCTTCAAAGTAAAGCTCTTTAGCTTTTTCAACATATACTGTGCTTTCAGTATCAATTTTACCTGCTTTCTTTAATCCGCCTTCATTAAGTGCCTTTTCTGCTATTTCCTTATTTACTAAGTTTCCTTTTTTATAAATTGCTAACTGCTCTCTTACTATATCAATAAGTCTATCAGTTCCGCACTCTTCTATGAATCTATCATCTTTTTTACATACTTTATTATTGTAAAGGCTCCATCCCATATTTAAACCACCTAGATCAACTATTCCTACTGCTTGGTCATTAAATAAGTTAGGTTCTAAATAAATTATTCCGCTACCCTCTGCTTTAATCATTATATCCTTAATTTCAAATTCATAATCTTTCCCATCTACTGAAATTTTTATAGGTCCTTTACCTTTTATAAATTCCTTGTATTCTTCTTTTGCATCTTGTATAAGTAATACGCTTAGTGGACAAGCTAATACCATGTATATCTCATTATCTTTTGTCCCTGGCTCTATAAATTGAGTTATTGCAGTATAACAAGCCAATTGATGTAAAAATTGTGTTTTTGATGTATCTTCTGATTTATCTTGTCCTTGCTCTCCTACTATATAGCTTTTCTTGTTTAATTCTACTAAATGACTATTACCTTCAACATCAATGTACCCCTCTGATAAATCATACATCTTTGTTCTGAATCTAACTGTCTTTCTATCATCTGCAGTTAATTCTAAATCTCTTCCTATAAGCTCTGTTTCATACTTTCCAATGTCTGCACTTAAAATAATTTTTTTCATTTTTAACCTCTCCCTTTATATTTATAATAATATTTTTTTATTTTCAAAACTCTTGCCTGGTAGGCTGAATGAGTTTAAATTTACAGATTCGATTAATTTGACTTGTTTTTTGTTCACCTTTTAATGACTATACCTAAATTATACCTAAATCATACCTAAATGTAAAGCATAAATTTAAAAATATACCTAAATATTTTTAAAATTTAGGTATATAAATTATTTACTATCTATTTTTATACCTATAATATACCCGAATTATACCTAAACCAAAAAAAAGAGTTGCATTAATCAACTCTTTCCTTGTCCATCTTTTTCTTATTGTTTTCTCTTATCAATGTACTTTTACTTATATTAGTTATCTCTGAAACTTCTGTATAACTATGTGTACCTCCATTTACGCTTAGTAAACTTAATGCATGATCTATTTGTTTCTTGGTATGCTTCTTTGGTCTGCCTTCTGTAAATCCTGGCTTTGTTTTGGCTATAGCTTTCCCGCTCTGGGTTCTTTCTATTATCATTGCTCTTTCAAACTCTGCAAATGCTAATAGGTTAGTTATTATTAACTTTCCCATTGGTGTATCTTCAATAAGTCCCATATTAAGTATATGAATCTTAACTCCTTTGCTCATTAGCATATTAATTGTATTTATTCCCTCTACTGTACTTCTTGCGAATCTATCCAACTTAGTTACTACCAATGTGTCCCCTTGTTCTAATAAACTTAATAGATTTTTAAATACTGGTCTTTCTGTAGTCTTTCCGCTATATTGTTCCTCATAAACTACTGAATTTGTATATCTGTCCATTATCTCACATAATTGCTGCTCTAAACTATTACCATCCAATTGACCTTTGGTGCTTACTCTTGCATATCCGTAAATTTTGCCTATTTTAGACACCTCCTTTTGAACATTAGTTATGACACCGTTATACTTGTTAAAATATCGTGCTACTTCTCCTGGTACCAATTCTTTTAAGTTATGGTACTTTAGATAATAAAAAGGTAGTAGACTTTTATTCTACTACCCCTGGATTATATTTTGCTACCGCATAACTCACATTTATGTTTTTTGAATAAAAAATAATATATCAAATATATAAATGGTCCAATTCCTGTAATCCATAATACCAGGAATAATAACCAATTAAATTTTTTCTTTCCGTTTACTTGTTTATCACATTTATGGCATACCATAACCTTGTCCCCCTCATAATTCAAATTATGTCAATAATTTAATTATACATAATTACTATATAATGACAAGTGTTAAAACTTGAAAGTTTTGGATATGAAAAAAATAATAAGAGTATAGGATCATTCTCTAAACTCTTATTATTTGAAAACACTTTATTGGTTCATGTTTAAAAACTCATTAATTTCTTTCATTGCTATATTTCTAAAGAATTTGCTTAAATCTGTATTTTTAAGTTTGCAATATTTTTTAATTAATAATTTCTCATTACTATTTAATCTAAATTCAATTCTATCATCTAATATTAATTCTTCTTCTTGTCTACCAAATATCTTACTTATTAACTCTTTTATCATACCCATAAGCACTCCCCCGCTCTCTTTTTAAAAAATTTTCCATCTTTTTATCACTATTTTAAAACCTTTGTACGGACAAACCCGTACAGTCCGTACACTAACCACCCTACTCTACTAATTTTTTACTGTCTACATTGTCACCATTGCTTACATTAGGTAATGGTATAACTCCTAATAACATATCTTTCGCTATCGAGCCTGGATTACTATATCTTATTAACTCCTGGTATAATAATAAATCCTGTTCTCTTTTCTTTGAAAATTCCATTACAACTCTTAACCTCTCTGCCACCAATGACACCCCCTAATGATTACTTTTAATACATTGTATTCATTGTATACATATTTTAGAACAAAAAAATAAAGGTAGTTCAAGGATCACTCCCTAAACTACCTTTATTTTATTATACTGCTTTTACATCTGCAGTATAAACCCAACTCATTATACCTCCTAATAGGACCTTATTACTACTTACCTGGATTACTTCATAAGTATTGCTCTTTACCCATCCTGGTACTGTTTCGCCTGTTGCATACTTGCTGCCTGTTACTTTAACCTTGCTGCCTACTCCTATTGGCTTTGGTGTTGGTGTGCTTGTTGCTCCACCAGAAACTAAAACAACATCTGCAGTATAAACCCAACTCATTATACTTCCTAATAAGATCTTGTTACCATTTAACTGGATTACTTCATAAGTATTGTTTTTTACCCATCCTGGTATTTCTTGACCTGTTGCATACTTGCTACCTGTTACTTTAACCTTACTGCCTACTACTATAGTTCCGCCTGGTGTTGGTGTGCTTGTTGCTCCGCTTACCTTTTGGACTTCACTAGAATAAACCCAACTCATAATATCACCTAATAAAACCTTATTGCCACTTACTTGGATTACTTCATAAGTATTGTTTTTTACCCATCCTGGTATTTCTTGACCTGTTGCATACTTGCTACCTGTAGCCTTTACCTTATCACCTACCTGGATGCTTATATTAACTTCTGGGTTACTGCTTGGTATATTAACGCTGCCATTATTTAAATATGCCTGTACTTTTTGTTTGAATTTATTAATGTCTGTTCTACTTGGACAGTTCTTTCCGCTAAAATCTCTATGAGTTTTGATTCTATCAATTCCCCATCCTCTTGATTTTAGTTCTTCTGCAACATCCTTAGCTGCTCTTTCTTGTGCTGCTGCAAATACTGCAGGATCACTATGGAAGTTTCTTGCTATCTCCCAATGAATATAATTTCTATTTCCTTCACCGTTTCCGCCATCACCTGCAGCCCAGGCATTTCTATTAAATTCTATACATTGAATACTTTCGTTTTCATCTGTTACAACATGGAAACTTGCCTCGTCATTATTTTCTGGTCTGTTCAAATTGTTTCTTTCATTTAATGCTGATGCTGAATTATCTGTATTGTGAATACAAATACCTTTTGGATTCATTAAATAAGGAAATTTACATCCTTGTTTGCTTTGGTCTAAAATCATTCTTCTTAACATATTATCACCTATCCTTAAAATATTTTTTATAATAAAAAAGCAAGGATCACTCCTTGCCTTCTATTACTCTTTCTTTAATAATTGTTTTCCTGTTTGATTAATTCCTACTGATGCACCCCAACAAAGAATACCTTGTAATAGCTCCATTGGAATATTGGCAAACTTATCTAGTATCATTGATAAGATTACGCAAAATAACATTAATATAATAGTAATAAACTTGTCCTTAACAGTTTCAATTTTCTTTAGGAATATTCCTAAAACGTAAGTTGCAGCTATTAATATAAATAGTTGCTCTGGGATAAAAGTTACTATGTTTTCCATAATTTATACACCTTCCTCTATACTATCAATTCTTTTATGAGCTGATTTTGTGCTTTCTTCAACTCTTATAACTCTTTCAATTACATCCTGGATTTTTCTATCCTGTGCTTTTATATCTAGCCTTATATCATCAACTCCTTTGCTGATATAATCTAGCTTTGTTTCTACTAAAGTTTGCTTTGTAGCTTCTGCCTGTGCTTCCCTTTTGTCCTCTCTTGTGTCCCTCTTTTTTGTCCTGGTAAATCCTAATATCCCTAGTGCTGCACCAATTAATGTACAGCATAGTCCTATTAATGCTATTGTTGAATCCTGCATACATCCTCCTTAACTATATAAATAATAAAAGGAAGGCTAAGCCTTCCTTTTAAATAATCATATTGATACAGAAACTAGCCATAGCCTTTCCATATTGTTGTTCTCCATCTGTACCAAAATGGATGCTATCTGAAATATTCACCTTTTTACTTGAATTAATTTCGCTTATATCTGTACTTGTACCTAAAGGGAATGTCCATTCCCTATTTATGTGACACCATATAGGTACTATAAATAATTTACTGTCATTGTATGATTTTACTTGCTTCATACATAACTCTATCCATTTACAAGTTTTAACCCTCCAATTATCATTTGTATAACCCCATGCAGGTGATGGAATTATTCCTATTTTTGCATTAGGAAGGACTTTTCTTATTTGCTTGTACATTATTTCTAATCCTAACCCACAACTTTCCTCCCACCAGGATAAAGTATTAATATCATTTGTTGATAATGCAATTGTTATTATATCTGGATTATCAACACTATGGTTGCTTAAATAATATTCAAAGTCAAAAATATAAAAATCTCCTTCTTTGTTTGTATCTTCTTCATAAGATAACTCTTTTGCTGCTCCTGTATTTCTAAAACACCATCCTGGATGCTCTGTTTTATCTTGCTCTGTAGCAAGTTTTAAAAATGGATTTTGATTTAGATTTGTTGTATCTCCGCTTGGGAATGGTACTATAGGTTGATTGTTATTCATGTATATATTATGTTGTCCTACATAATTTGAATATCTCCATCCTTCTCTACCTTCTCCCCTTTTATCTCCTTGATTTACTATAGTGCCTACAAACTTTGCATTTATTCCCTTTTCTTTTAGGATTATATCATTCCAATAAGCAATTCTTCTATTTGTTATACTGTCCCCAATGTGAATAATTGTAGGGGTTTTATTGGTTGCTGCTGCAGGATCTGCAACTCTCTTATTAATATCTTTATAATAAAGAGTTCCATCCTTATATTGTCTTACCCCTATTCTTAAAGTACCTGGTAATTCTTCTTCTTTCAATGTTATATCTTCATAAAAATATTTATACTTTGGTGTATTCCCTACTTTATAATTCAAAGACATTCTCATTTGTTCTGTAGACTTACTGTTAGGTATTAATGAAGATTTATAAAGTTCTATTTCATCACCTTTTATTAAAAATAAATCATCTGGTACAATTAATCTATTTTCTACCGCATCATAAGTAGGTAACTCTACTGTCTGTCCTCCTTGTAATACTCCTTCAACTTTGTATAATCCCATTAACTGTGCTGTTATTTTAGCTCCACCCCAGAATGAACCAACAAATACCTTTTTTATTGATAGATCATTTTGTGATATTTCCGTATAGTGATACACATCAAAACCTAACTTTTCAGTATTATACCATATGAAATATACACCATCCCTTGATATATCGTATTCTACAATTCTATTGCTTTCTGATACTGTGTAATAGGTATTATTGTGCATTACGAAACAAAATCCAAAGTTTATTTCATTTGTAGACGGCTTAAAATTTGGATAATCTCGCCCACAAATAGTTCCTATATTGTATTGAGTATTTGGTGCGATACCTATATTTTCAAAATTAAATCTACTTGTTAAATTCCCATATATTGAACTTGCTATTACTATATCTTTTTTATGATATGATGGTAAATCCCCAAGTGTAGCTTGTTCAAATGGATTTTCATTATTTATCTCTGTACTATTATGTTTTTTAATTCTACTGTACTTTAATACTATGTTTGTAAAATCAAAGTTTGAAGGTATATCAAATTCAAAATATTTTGTACTTAATCCACATTGTGCAGGTGTGATATACTTACCAACTATAGTATTTCTTGATTTAACATAGAAATTAGGTATATACAATTTACCTTTCTTTCTATCAAACTTAATATTTTCATGGAATGATATATTCATATCATCTGAACCAGAACCATAGTTCACATCATAATCCCCTATTGCACTAACAAACCCGCCATTACCAAATGTTAATACACCTACTAATAATAAATCATTATCTGTTTTTTCTGATGATGCTAATTGATAATGCACTATTGACCATTGTTTATTTGAGATTCTATAGAATAAGTAGTTTACTCCATCTAACTTTGATGGGTAATCAACTACTACTGTTTCTACTGCCCCAATATTATTAGCTGCTTGATAGAATGACGTTCCTACAACTAAGTGAGAATAAGGTGGTAGGATTATTTTTAATTGTTTGTTTTCTCCATCAAATACAAAATTGTATTTATCCCCATAGCCAAATAAATGAACAGGCTGAATTTGTCTAAATACTTTTGAATGGGTTGCTGCTCCTGGTGCTATTTTCTCTGTTGTTACCCCTTCATCTGGTATAACAGGATTGACAGGTGCATTACCCGCCATTGCTCTTTGTACTTCATCTGATAAATTTACCAATTTTATTTTATTGGCATCACTTGTAATATCTAAATCAGTACCCTTTATTTTCTCTGCTTTATTTCTTTTGCCTTCTTCTAAAAAACCTATTTTTGATGTATGGCTATCAATATCCTCTTTTTGGTCGTCAAGTCTTTCATTTAAAGTATCAAAAGTACCTCTTGCTAATTTAACTTCCATATTTGCATTGTCATGATCCATTGATGCAGTATTATAACATTCTTCTATTGCATCATGTATTGATTGCCTTACATCCTTACCATATATTGCGTTTTTAACTTTATTTAATAACTCCCTTATATTAGCCATGTTACCTCCTATAATTGTATTCCAGATATATGAATATTAACTCCCTTTCCTTTGGCTTTTAATAAATTTGTTAATATTGCTTTATCAACTATTACTGTTTCCTTAGCAGCTATTTTAAACATAAAAACAACACTATCTAATGATAGTGTTGTTTCTACTTCTTCTGCAGTTGTATTATACATTAATATTGTTTTTACTATAGCTCCTTTTGAATTGGTGTATAGTGTTGTTTCTGAATCTGTTAATGTTGCTGCAGCTATCCTTTTATATTCTTCCATCTTAAACCCCCATATTAACTCTAATTTTCAACTTATCTACCCTCTGACTTGTAACTTCTAGGTTGTCTGTTATTTCGTTAGTTATTTTTGCTAATTCAAGAGTTTTATTTATATTTTCTTGTAAACTTTGGTTAATATCAATTACTGCTGCATTTAATGCCGCTACAGTTTTATTTGTTGATGCTAATACCTCTACAGTATTATTAACAACCTCTACAGTATTATTTAATTCTGTAGATACATTCCCCACAACATCTACAGTTGTATTAATTTGACCTCTTACTGTTTCTAATACTTTTGCAGTCTTTGTATTATTCAGATTATATTGTTTAATATCTTCAAACTTATCTCCTATCATTAATGATGAGCTTTGAGGATTATTAATTTGTATTGTCTTTTCTGTAATCCTTATGTACTCATTTATATTCATAATAGGATTTATTACAGGATGTTCATTTCCTACTTTAAAAGAATCAAAATCAAGTCCAATTATAGATAGGTCTAAAGCTTCTATTTTATGCTTTTTCTTAATCCTATTAACTTCCTTTTGTTTTTCTATCCCCTTACTAAGTAATATTGAAGCTACATTAACATCATCCCATACAATGCAATCTTGACTTACTCCAAATTCCTCTATTGCTTCTGGATCATCTATATAGTCTTTTCCATTGTTAACGCTTTTTATAGTTAATCTTTCGTCACTATCTTCAAGCTTTGCTCCTAAAGGTACCAATCTTGGTATTATTGATGTAGGATCTCTTTCCTGCTCTATTGTTTTAAGATTTTTACTTAATCTTATTTCAGTTTCCGACTTCTCACCTATTTTAATTAAATAGTCTAAGTACCTTTTACCATTATCCCAACGTACTTTAAGCTCACCACCTAGCCTGTCAAGTAACTTGTCTTTTATTGCAGCAAATGTTTTTTCATAGTCCAGGAACCTATATAGATTTCCTGTCACCTCTACTATACCTATTTCAAACCTTTTATCTGCAGTAACCATACTATTATGATTGTCAATCATAACTTTTAAAAAGTCCTTAACACTTATATCATGGTATTCTCCGTACCTTGTTGTACTGTCATTAAGAAAACCTAACTCACTTTCACATATTACATTCGTATATAATTTACCGCTTGAATCCATTTTAGGAGTAGGTAACAATACCCTACCCCTAAATTCTTTTTCATTTGTTAACTTATTAGTTATTTCAACTAATGTGCTTAATGCATTTATTTTGCTATATCCTATATTTTTAGGATATATTTCAAAGGCAAATGAATCTATAGTGTTAATTCCTTGTTTTATAGTTCCAGATGGTAGCCTTGGTGCTTCTGGACTTGGTGAAACTGCATTTATTATCGTTTCTTCCCCATTGTTTAAAATAACTACCTCGTACATCTATAACACCTCTCTCTTAAATATAAATTCAATATTACCTGTTCCACGAATAACTATATCATTTATTCCTTTTTCAAGTATAAATCTCCAATCAGTTGTAACCCCTGGATTAAATTTATATGTTATTCCTTCTTTTATTACGTCAAATGATGATGTTGTTTTAACTGTCGGAGTTATCCTTGAAGAACCTACATTATAAAGCTCTATGTTCTTTTCTCCTGCTATAGTAAACTTTGTATCTTGTGCATAATCTAGCTCAAAATTAAAGTCATCCCATATGTCATGCCCTTCATTTAATGAAGATATTTTATAGGGATATGCCGAAAATTTAACTGTTAATTCCCCTTGGCTTCCTTCTTCGCTAAAATCGTCATCCTCAACCTCTGCTAAAAAATAAAATCCTGGTATAGCATCATCATATAACGGTTGTTTTACGCCATCATTTAGCCATTCCAGGACTTGTATTTTTTTCACATTCATTGCTATTTTATTACTTTCATTTAAGTTAAAAGTATATTCTAACTGTCTTTCTGAATAAGTTTGCTCCCCATATAGTAAACTAAAGTCATATGATCCATTCATAAAGGGTACTTCTTCCTTGACTTTCTTTTTCTTTGGACTTCCTATTTTTTTAGATTTTATAGTTAATCCAAAGTCATTAAAACTATGTTTATTATTTTTTCTAATACCATAAATCATTATTCAAGAATCAACCCCCTTTCTGCTAGTTTCATTCTTTGACCATCTATTTTATCATTAGTTCCTGCCATTGCTTGACCTAATTTTTCTTTATCTACATAGAACGCCATATTATTCATTCCTGTTGCTATAATAGCCTGTGTAAATGCTTCAAGTATAATGCTGAATAGTTTATTATAGTCTACACTATTATTCCCCATACCTTCTGCTACTGCAGTTCTTACATAGTCCATTAATGTTTCTATTGGTGCTACTGCTTCTGGTCCTGCTTCTCCCCCTACCATTGCATTTGGTCCATTCATTCCAAATACAGTAGGTTTATGCATTACCCCTCCTTTTGCGTACCATTCAACCCCCACGCTTGGCAGTCCTTCATCCAACCAATTTAATGGATTCATGGAACCACTAAAAGTAAAGTGAGGTAATTTAAATACACTTCTTATGCTTGACCATATGTTTCCTATTGCATCTGCAGCCTGTCTAAATGGTGATATTATGGATTCAACTACTCCGCTAATTTTATTAATCGCCCACTCTATTGGCGACCAAATAATCATCTTTATAGCTCCCCATATTCCACTTAACATTTGTGTTATGCCTAGCCATATTTGCGACCAATTTCCACTAAATATGCCACCAATAAAATTGATAATTCCATCTAATATCGGTTTTAGGACTGTATTCCATAAGGTTCCTATAAAACTAAATGCAGTCATAACTATATTGCCTATACTATTAAATACTGATGAATATATAGGCAATAATACATATTCAATATATGCGCCTATTGCTTGGAATACAGGTTGTAAAATACTTACCCATAGATTATTTAAGGTTTCGCACATTCCCCCAAAAATATTCGCTATTATAGGAAATACATAATTAAATACTTCAACTAATTTGTTTAAAATATTTATAAAAAAATCAAATACAGGCTTTCCTATAGTTTCCCACATTGTACTATAGTAGCTCATTAATAACCCCCATAGTTGTTGTAAGCCTGTTAATATAGGTCCTGCATTATCATACACAGTTTGAAAAATAGAAGCAAATGCATCAAAAATCGGTTTCCCATAATCCTGCCAAAATGTTTGTATTCCTTGCATTAACCCTTCCCAGGAGAATTCCATTCCATCTATATTACTCATAAATATAGATTCTAATATTCCTATTGCTCCTGTTATTGCATCAAATACTGTTGTGAATACTAATTGTACTCCTGGCATTATAGACATTACTGCTGCTGAAAAAGATTTTAAATATTCTTGTCCTTCTCCTGCAAACCAATTAGCAAATTTATTTAATATAGGTAGTATTAAATCCCCTATAGGAATAAGCACATTAGTTTCGAGTTGCCTTTTAATTCCTGTTAAAGCTTCACCAAAACTATTATACTTTATAGAATTAACCTTTTTTGCACTATCTATAGTCCTATTAAATCCATCTGACATATCGCCTAATGCAATTACTGCTTCTTTACCTAAGTCCTCAAACATGGTCCCCATAAGCTCGGTACCTAATGTATTTAACTTAGTTTGGTCATCTACTTTCCCTAACGCTTCAAAAATTCCGTAAAACGCTTCTTTGGCTTCTTCTCCACCTTTGTTAAATTTACTTACTACTTCATCTGCTGAAAATCCGAGTTCTGCTAGTGCTTCATTTGCTGAACCTTCTTTAACCTTAATGCCTAACTCTTTTACTGCATCCCCTACTTTATCTAAATTAAATGCTCCACTTGCTGAACCATCTAAAAACACATTAAACATATCTTCTGCATCTAATCCAACCTGTTTAAAGTGAACAGAATACTCATTTATACTATCTAGTAACTCTCCGCTATAATCCAACCCTTGCTGCTGCCCTTGTGTCATTAGATTATATGCTTCTTCTGCACTAATTCCAAATTGCTGCATAAGTGTTTTAGCACTTCTTGTTGATTCTCCTATTTCAGCTCCAAATGTATCTGCGAAACCTATCGCCAATTCAGTAACATTTTGTAATTCCTGACCTTGAAGTCCTAAATTTTTAGTTACTACCTCAACTGCATTTGCTACATCTTCAAAGCTTTCTCCAAAATTATTGCCATATACTCCTTTGACAACATCCCCTAAAGCTTTCATTTCTTCATTTGTAGCTCCTGTTGCTGCTTGTAACTGATTTAATGATTTCTGGAATTGGTCTGCACTTCTAACTGCTATTGTTCCTAATCCTAATGCTGCAGTTCCTGCGGCTGCTGCTATTGCTGCTCCCCATTTTGCAGCGGTACCAATACCACCAACTAATTTTTGACCTAATCCCTCTGCTTTCTCTTCTGTCTTACTTATGTTCTTATTGGCTTCATCATTTTTAACCATGATGCTCCCAAAGAGCTTAAATACTTCTATTGCCAACTAATCACCTCTTTTCTTGCTAGTGATTTTTCTTTCAATTTCTGCAGCTTCTTTGAGAAGTTCTTCTTTAGTTAAATATTTATCCTGGACAATATTTGTAGTAAATAATTTGTCTTTATACTCTTCAAAGCTTATAAAGTTGTCTTTAGTCATATTTCTATAATCTACAAGCCACCTATCCCACGCTTTATCTTCTAGCTCCTTTTTATAGGCTTTTAGAATAATTTCATATCCTTCATAAAATCCTAAATTTAAAATATAATCCAGGTTGCTATATCTACTTAAAAGCAATTCCTCAACTTCTACTAAGTCTATCGAATTGCTAATTTTAAAAAAGTTTTCCACTTCTCCACGTCTGCTATTTGCATTATTTTTTCAACTAAATCAAATAGATCCATGGTTCCAACCTCTTCCTTTGTTACTTCTAAAGGTCTACTTAAAAACTCATATAATGAATTTTCTGAATTAACTTCTGAAAACTTTTCTATTAAAGTAAATATCATGTCTAACCCTAATTTATTTACATCCTCTTCTTTTGTAGCTTTTGAAGCTATTTCCTTTATTTCTTCCTTTAATCCAATTTCTTTTATCATTCTTGTAAATGCAAAAACATCACTTGTATTTAACTTTCTCATTACCGTATTCCTCCTAAAATAAAAAGGAAGGGTTTTCCCTTCCTTATACTAATCTATTTATTCGTCTAAATATTCAATTTCCCATGGCTCATAATCTTCTGGACTATCTTCTTCATAACATCCTGTAAATGTTAATGCTGCAACTACTTCGTCTTTATCTGCTAGTGACCAATCAAAGTTTTCTAGGTTTATTGCATTGTATAATTTAATTACAACACTTCTTCCCCCTTTTGTCTTTCCTGTCCACTTTACCATATCGTTATAATCTGAATCCTCTATCTTTCCTTTTCCTGTTACTATAGTCTTTTGTGTTTCTAATTCTTTTGTTGCCTTAACTGCTGCATACATCTTAGGTATATTTTCAGTTATTACCTCTAATGCATTAACAGTTAATTTAGGTGTTGACTTATCCTTGTTGATTCTGCCCTTTACAGGTCCTCTGTCCCCATCTGCTTCAATATTTCTAAATTCCTTTTCAACTACAAATTGACCACCGCCACGAGTTAATCCAACTGGTATCTCTCCAATAGAATAAACCCCATGACCTAATAATAATCTTTGTGGATTTGACATATTATCGCCCTCCTATATAGTAATTTTGTATTGTAAATTTTAGCTGCCTTCTTCTTATTGTTTCATCTTCATCTGATATAGATCTTCTATCTTCTAAATAAAAAGTTGGTAACACTTTATCGCTAGGCTTGTTTTCCATGTTTAAAGCTTCTTCAATGTTATCTGCCAAAGTTTCAACCATTGTGCTAGTGTCCCCCTGGTCCCATACATCTATAGTCAAGAAAATATCATCCCTTGGATAGTTATTAAGATTAACAGTATCAAAGTTATATACAATGTAAGGGTATATAGCTTCATCTGTAGCACTTTCATAGTAAACTTGATTATTAACTTCCTTTAATAACTTAGTTACCACTTTTCTAAGTTCTATTGTTTTAGTCGCCATCTGCCCCTCCTTTGTATTCTTCTTCTTTTATTAATGCTAATGCCTTTGCTTCGTCCTCCAAAGAGCTTAAATATTTTGATTGTATTTCTACTATTTTTGCAATATTACTCTCTGCGGTCTTGGTCAATAACCCTAATTTCTTAGTTTTACTTGTCCCAAACTCCTGGAATCCACCATAAAAGGCATTAGGTTTTATACCTATCTGTAGGTCTAAATCCTTTTTTCTTACCCAATATTGTGTATATTTCCCTACTGCACCTTTTTTCTTTTTAAACAAGCCATAATAACCACTTCTAAACCTATTACATAAGAATTTACCCGTATCTCTTAAAGCTGCTCTAGTTAATTCATTTAAGGTGTATTGAATCCTATCAACATTACTAATAAACTCAACATTACCTTTTTTAAACTTAACAACACTCTTAGGAATTGCCATTTATATTACCTATACACACAATTTCCATTTTCTCTGTTGAAACTTCATAGGTCCTAAGAATTTTATATATTCTTCCTTTGTACCTAATTTTTTTGTTATTTTCATATTCAAATGAATTAATTTCAAACTTTAATTCTGGTTTAAATCCTTGTGCTTGTGCCTGGTAAAATTCGCTTTGTGTAATAGATTTTTTATTAGCGTATATTCTATTCCAATATACTTCACCTTTTACCGCATCCCCTATATCGTCACTATCCTTATAGGCAACACATTCTAACTCTATAACATCATTCATGGTTGTAATCACCTGCCATACTTAAATGCTGCTTTAATAGTTCATAGCTTTGTAAATATTTATCTGAATCTTTGTTATCCATATAAAAATGACCTTTGCAATATAAAATTATTGCCCTGCTTATTAATGGATCTGCTTCATCAACTTTCTTAATATCTACTAAGTCCATGTCTTTCTTAGCTGCTTCAATTAAATCTTTAATATCTTCATCAAATGCATCTGTTGATATTCTTAAATTCCTTTTTACTTTTTCAAAAAACATAGTAAATACCTTCCTTAAAATAAATAGGCAACTAAACTAATAGTTGCCTACCTTGATATATTACTCTGCAGCCTTTTTCTTAACTCTGATAAATCCATTATGTGCTACTACGTTACCACCAACAAATGTAGCTCCCTTATGGCATATCATGCCTTGCTTAAACTTATAATCTGTACTTCTTTGGATGTCTACATCACTAAATACAGTTAGTAAGTAGTTTTCCATTGGACCATAAGCCATACAATACTTACCTGCTACAGTATTTGCATCTGCAATTGAACCACAAGCACTATTTATTACAAATGGTACATTATCAATAGTACCTTTGTTCCCTTGATTTACTATGCTATAAACCTTTTTACCTTGCTTGTCTTTAACTTGTGCAAATGCTTTAAGGTCTTTCTTATTTAATACTAAAATTGATAAACTTTCAACATTTTCCTCTCCGCCATAAGAGTAAATTATTTCATCTAAAGTATCTGCATCAATAGCTGAAATTTCTAAGTCTGTTGCAGGATCTATTACCTGGTCTTTCTTTTCAGATGGATTATGGAAAATTCCTTTTAATTGATTTTGTCCTCCTGCTCCTACTAAAATTTCTTTTGCTAATTTCTTTCTTAAAGCTTTGTTTGTTCCTGCAACAATTAAACCGTCATAGTCTGCTGCTGCTAACTTTGTTACTTCTTCTGGTTCTTCTTGATATGCAGTAATCTTAGCCTTTGTTATTGGTGCATATGCGGTTACTGTTTCAACCTCTTGGTAGTCTGCTCCTTGCTCTGTATATCCACCCTCTGACTTACCTTCTGTATTCATTGGTTTTTCATATGGTTGCTCATAGCTTTCACCACCTGGTAGCATTTTATTATCAACCATATCAACTATTGAAGATACTTCATTGAATGTCTTGTTGATTGTATCTCCAGTATGCTTTGGTACAACTACTTGACTTGAACCAACTGTAATAGATCTACCTTCTTTTAGGTCCTTACCCCTTTTTTCAAAGTCCACTTTTTCAGCTTTTCTCTTTTCTGTTCCTGGTGTTAATATGTCATTAACATTCCCTAGGCTTCTCGCTTCAACTTCTCCATTGTTAATGCCATTTGCAAGGCTTCTTTCTTCCATTAAATTCAACTTTTCTCTTAACTCTGTTTCCTCTTCATCAAGTCCTCTTAATTCTTCCTTAATTTCAGTAAGATTTACTCTATCTGTACCTGTTAATAATGCATCAATTTTAGTTCTTCTTTCTGCTATAGCAGCTAATCTCTTTTTTATCATATTCTAGTTACCTCTCTTCATCTTAATTTGATTTGATAATATTAATCTTTCTCTTAGCTCATTTTCTTCCTTGAACTTGTCCAATGATCTGCATTGAATTTGACTATCTGAATATGCAGGAAAAACACAAGGACTAACCTCGAATAATTCAACTTCAAGGATAGTCCTTTTATATATTTCTCTGCCTTCATATTCAGTTTTTGACCACATATCTTCTATGCATCTAAAGCCAAAACTCATGCCATCCACATCACCTCTACTAATGGATTCGTAAGCATCATTCCCCCATGTTGTATTAGGTAATGTTATTTCACAT